TTAGCAAAGCGGATCTGTTTAACCATCGGCCGTAGATAATCTGAGCTCTCGAATAGGTAGGCGATCTCTCGAAAGTTGGTTAGTGCCATACCTCGATTTGAGGACATGATTAATTGATTCTTTTCGCCGAATAACACTAACCCGGCTATGGCCCTAATTCGACCTATATAACTTTTACCATTTTGCCTAGCGGCCAGCAACAGGCTTGAAGTGCGGATGAACGAGTTATCTTCTCGCACCGATAACATGTCATTTAAAACGTACTTCTGCCATTCTAAAGCTGGCTGGCCGATAGCTTCTGCAAGCTCTAACACTTCCGGAGCCCGGCTCTTAGTGTTAAGTGGTTTGGAATGTAGCCGTGGGATTATGGCCCCCAACAGCGGTTTTTTAGATTGGCTCAAAGTGTTATCAATTCTGTTGAGGCTGGCCTAAAGCCGGACCAGCATGGACCGTACTGGTCGTAAACCGCATCGGAGAGATATTGTCTCGAAAATCAAGGGGGGTAGGCGTTCGTGCTAAAAAAAAGGCTTCTGATTTACTACCCTTTGCACTATTACATCGCTTACAGCAAGCCACTAGGTTAGCAGGTTCCATAGCCAGGTGAGGATCTTTCTTAATAGGTATCAGATGATCCACAGTATTAGCATCTCCATTACCACAGTAGTAACAGATGTAGTTATCCCTTGCTAAGATCTCTAATCGCCGCTTCTTCCAATCCCTACTTACTCTAGGATCATTACGCTTACTTGCCATCTATTAATAGTATCCTTTAACTTTGAAGAATGCCCATGCATTACATGGAGTTGAATATCTTGCGCTGATATATTTTAATCCTAAATCTATTTGACGAAATGGGTCCTTCTCTTTCATCTTTAATAGCTGTGGTATGCCATATGCACTACTTCTCTTATTCTTAGCTATTGCAGACCATTGGCTCTCTTTAGCCCATAATGCATTTAAACACATAAACTCTTTAGCATTTATAAGCTTTACATAGGCATATAATTTATAAGCTTCTTTATTCTCTGTTATTGCATTAGCTGTAGTTGCCGGCATAATCCCATTAAGCAATAGACCGGCCCAAATCATCTGCAACGCCTTGCGAGCTATACCGGCCTTGCCGGCTCGCCCAGCGATGCGAGATGGTATCAGCATAGTCAAATTCATTCAGATAACCGCAGGTCAGACGGCATGTCTAAATCTAGAATCTCTGGATTTAATTCAATACCTAGCACACCGCATTGATTACATTCTAGGCATTTAAGGCCCGGCGGTAATAGCTCGCTAAATTCTATTACCACTTTGGCATCTGTTTTCTTCTTACATATTCTGCAATTAAAACGAGCTATCGCCATAAATACTCCTTTTAAGATCTTCGATGGGAAATAGGTTTGGCCTATCTATCCAGTATGAACCATCCTGATTCCTGTATCTAGGCTTCTTGGCCATTGTTATCGGTATCCATCCGGCTATCACATAAACCGGACTTCTACCCGTAACCAATACAGCTATATCATGCTCTCGATCGTTATTCGTTACGATTAGATGGCCATTCATGTACTTGGTCCATTTAACCTCGATCCTCGCCCCTATATCAGCTTCATTCTTAAAAGTATTAACCGTAGGCTGAAATCCGCTTATCCCAAAGTATTGGGCTACAGCTATCTCGGCCCCTACAGCTTCGCTAGATTCCATAACGGCTTCGTGATAATTAACGCCTTTATTTCGCCTAGAAGTTGCATCGACCCTAGCTTGCACCTGGGTAATTCGCTCGAATCCTATGCTGTGAGATTGTTGCTCCTGAGCATAATCCAGAACTACCCTTATTTCTTGCGGCACTTGGAGCAAATCCATAATACGACCTCTTTATCGACGTTCGTAATTTCTATTCCGCCATCTGGCGAGACATCGCAGAAGCAAGCATCACAATTTTTAGCCGGCACAGCTGAGACGAAGGCACCGCCTTCCATTCTGTAAGCAATACCGCCAGCACTAAATTCAACGTAGCCCATTTTTTTACTCCTTATTTTGATAGTAGTTAGATAAGTTATTTTCTCTAGTATTTTAGGTGTCGCCATTTAACATCTCATTAACTAAGTTACGACCAGCTTTAACTTCAAAGGCTGGCTTCTTCGGCGGATGCCATTTACCATCGGCTCCTATTTTGTACCAGATAGATTCGCAGGATTCTGCGCCTTTGCCTAGTTGGCAGGTATAACCGTAGTAATCACGATTATTCTTATTACCCTTCTTTAGCACCATTATCCCGTGATTACAGATAGGCGGTTTATCTAATTCTTCTGCGCCTAGTTGATCTACGAGCATGGCCATAGTGTTAGCGACAGGCTCGGCAGCTTGTCGGCTGGCTCCATTAATATCGCTTTTTACTGGATCCATGATTTTAGCTTGGGCCTTTTCCATGTCTTGCCGGGTAGCTCTTTTATCTGTACCAAGCAATAGCCCAGCGGTACGGCCATAGCTAGAAGTAATACAGTTTTCTACCCAGAAATCACGGTTTACGCCACGATCGCTACGAGCTTCATAGGCAACATCTACCGCAGCTGGCTGGGCATCGTTAGCATCTCTGTAGATTTCGGTAACGGCGTAACAGTATCCGGCTTGGTGATCGATCTTTAACTCTCTCACATTAAATCGAACCATCGGGAAATTATCGTGGACCCTTTTAATTCTAGTGGCCACATCTTCATAGTCGTTTAAGTTGAACATTATCTAATAGCTCCTTTTTTAGTTTGATTGGGTCTAACTTCTTGGCATACTCCATCTGGTCAACTAAAGGCCAAACTTCGCCTTTGGCCCATTCGCTTAACTCGGCTCGATGCTCGGCACAATACGCCCGTTCATTATTTTTACCTAGTGGAGTTTCTGAGATGCAAAGTACGACAGCTGCGGTCCTAGCCTTTAAGTGCCATTGTGTTTGGCCCGGCCCGTCGTATTTAACTTTACCCCATTCGTTTTTACAGTAGTCGCACCAGCGACCCTCGGGAGCCTTTACGATCATCTTCTAAGGCTTTTCTGAGCTTCATGCCTACCTGACCATTTACCTTCTTTATGGCCATCCTTATAACCTTTGGCCCATCCTGCAATAAACAGAATAGGGCTCATTAGGCCCAGCCAGTAAATCAGCTGGAGCCCCCATGTAATTTCTATCATTAGTAGCCCTTACTGTCGTACCCGTCTGATACGAACTATAAAAGGGTAAGGCTAGACACCGACATAGTGCAAGAACCGACACGGCCTAAGCTAAAGGATCTTTAACCTTATCTTTAGGTTTAAGGCCATTACCAGCCAGTACGCCACCTAGTGAGCCTGTTAAGAAAATAGCTAGGGTTTTAAGTAGATCGATAAAGGCCGCATCGTTAGGAGCTTGGGCCCCGATCGGCTGAGTAATAAACATAAGCGAATAAACTACGCCTAGAGTAACTAAAAAAAATGTAAGCGATAAGGTTGCGCCGATCATAAGTATCAGCCGGGCATGAATATCCTGCGGATCTAATCTATTTTTTTTGCTCCTCGATAATGGCTTCTCCAAGAATGTCTTTAGTGCATGTTCCGGTAGGTATGCACTCCGGCGGATTACATTCTGGCTTTTCCCAGTTTTCGTATTCTTGGCATCCATATCTGATCCATCCTTGATAACCGCAGCTAGTTAGGGCCAGCGAAAGGATGACCAGCCCTACTAGCCGTTTCATTTAATTATTTAGTACGGCCGAATTCTGGAGCCGATGTATCTAAATACTTCAATAAAGGCCCAACTAGGCCAGCGATGCCGGCATAAGCTAGGGTCTTAGGATCTGTAGTACCGGCCAGCCATAGAGCACCGACAGAAGCTACAGAGGCACGAAGCCACGTTAAAAATACTTGCTTAAATTGATCCATTAGATCTCCTTAATTTACTACGGAGTAAATCTGTACCAGCACCGTGCTGTTACCGACTACGCCGTAAAGAGCTTCGTAAGCTCCTAGCGGAAAAGTTACTACGCTTTTATGTTCTATTAAGAATCCGTTAGATGTAGTTACTCCAGCGTTTCCGATGTAAACATCTGATGAGCCGGCTCTAATTATTACGGTCTGATCGTGCGGATCAGCTGCAACTAAAAGGGTAGGGGTAGTAGTTACGGTTACTTGGGCATTAGCCATTTTTTAATCCTAACTTGACGATAAGAGCTGCGGCCTTAGCCGGGTTTAGATTCACTTCCCAGTGCATTTCATCCTTACGGTTTACGTAATCTCCGCCCCACTTTAGGCCGTACTTAGCAGATAAGGCCCGGATCATAGGTACCTTCTCCGGTGGGAAAGTGCCTACCTTGCCTAGAGGATGCTTAGGCGCATTTAGATCGATAGCTGTACCGCTTGAATGATTCGACAGCTTGTCGGTGGTACCCCTTACCATGCGAAAGGCGTAGCCCCAATCATCCAAAGTACCTTCATCGATAGGCTCTATCAGCTTATGAAATTCAGCTGCGAAACCGATTAATAATGGAGCTGCACCTTCGGCACATGCTAGTTTTGTTTTACAGCCTGGTACCTGATAACTCTTAATCCCTATTTCGGCTCGATCTTTACTTGCTGGCCAGCCGTTATATGAAATAAGGCTCACGAAAGCAAAGCCGCAGCTTCTTCTTCGGTGAGGCCAAGTCGCTTTAGTACAGCTGATCTAGTAGCAGTTTTAGCAATTTTAGCCGTTTCTTTTGCTTCAATTTCCGCATTATCTTTTGAACGTTGAATTAAAAAATCTTCTTTGTCTTTGCCAGTTAATTCAATAAATTCATTATCGATACCAATAATAATTTTAGATTCCGTAGCCATAAATTGTAATCCTTCCGGTAATTGTTCCGCTTTGTGGAAAAATTGTAAAACCATCATAAGAATCTGTAACAGTCGTACGACCAGCGATATACTGGGCATCCACATTTGTATCATCTGCGCCAAGACTTTGATTATTAAAATAAGTATTATCAGTAGCAAAAGGATTAATCATATCGATAACAGCTGTACCGCCTCGCCCGTTATCAATTCTCATTAACTGCCAAGAACTACCAGTTGTTCTGCTACCACTAGCAAAATCTGCTTCTTGTCCATAGTTGCTGCTAGAGTTATCACTACCACTAGCCCTCAAACGTAGTGATGATTGAGCAGCCGTAGTACCGGTAACGCTAATAAACATTTTATAATTTCTATAAGTTGCAGAAAATACGCTATTAACCGATTGGCTTGAAACTGCGCTATAGGTAGTATCGCTAATCAAGGTAAAACCACTACCCGAAAGAGAAGCCCATTTCATACCCGTTGCAGCTGTACTATCAGCTGTTAATAATTGACCATTTGATCCAACACCTAATCTAGCAACTGTATCGGCTGCAGTTGCGGCAATTAAATCACCTTTAGCATCTACGATATTAGCTGAAATTGGATTACTTGCCGATTGCGCTGCCCATGCGGAACCGGTGTAAACTTGAATCACATCCGTATCTTTTAGATAACATGCGTTACCTTCCTGCGGAGAAGTTACAGCTGCATCTCTAGCTGTTGCATTAGCAAAAACCCAGATACCTTGCATTAAGTAACCATCAACGTCAGCGGCGGTTAATACCTCGCCTGTAATAAAATCTTTAAATCCTAATCCAGCTGCCATTTTTTCTCCTTAGTACGAAAGCGTATTTATCCCAATACGCCCGTAATCTGTGCCCAGTATAAACCCATCGATGATAGCTTCTAGGGTAACGAAATTGACTAAAAAGCTGTTCGGTGTTATTCGGTTGGATACGCCGAAAATTTGTAGGGTTTTCTCTAAATACGATCCGCCTGGCTGAGTAGTTTTGACGGTGATCGGATCAAAGAAATCTAGTTCTAAAGCTGCAATTATGCCAGCGTTATAATTTGGCGTATAAAGGTCCAAACTTAAAGAATCGCATCGGACCGAGGTTTCTTGCCGGGAAGCGGTATAGGCTCGGGCATAATCTAGGGCTTCGGCATCGGTCTGCATTAATAGGTTATCCACGTAGTAACTATGCAAAAAATACTTATCTATAGAATCTTGGTTTAAGGACACTTGCGGAGATCCACCAGCTCTTACTACTGTGGATTTATTAAACACTAAAACGTCATTTAATACCCATGCGGCATCTTTATAGATAATCCCAGTACCATCATCGCTAAAAAAAACGGGAGTACCGCCGATCGAGCTTACGGTTACTCCTCGATCTTTAAAAACGAATGAGCCCGAAGCATCTACGTAGAAGGCACCGTACTCGGTAGTAGATATATTTTGGCATGCTGATAAAGCTGTGCGCTGTGTACCCGGATCATTTTGGACTCTGGTTAATCCGGCATCTACATCACGGGCAGAGTTAGGCCATTCGATCGTGTTCAGAATTTGATTAATACGGGTACCAGTTAGGTCGCCAGCGGTAGCCCCGGTTACCGTGCTTATCTGGGCATTCTGAGCCAATCTGAGGGCATCTACGGCGGTAATAGTAGTAAGGGTTACATCTGTGGCTTCTTTAGGCTGGGTAGTCTGATAGCCCGTAATAAAGCCAGCAAAAAGAGGATAAGTAACTCCGCCATAACTAGCAGTTATTGATACTTTTTTCATAGGTGTAAGAAGCTCGTAATATGGGCTAGCGGGATTCTGTGGATTAAAGTCGCCATTTTGATCGACAATACGAAGGCTACATGTACCTACCGTAAATTGATCGGCTGTAGCGTTACGGCCTCGGTTAGTTTGAATTAA